TTCTGTTCCCATGGCCGAGAGCTCGTGAAATAGTCTTTTTCCCAGGCACAGACCTGTAGATTTAGATTTGTCGTGGTGTCCGTCCCGGACGTTAGATCGATGGTTAGGGGCGTGATCAAATCCTGGTCACGATACCATTCGTTATAAATTAACGCGTATGCCCGGAAAGGCAATGCTGAGACTGGCAGATCGGGAACGCCAGTTGGTAGTCCGAGATAGTCTGCCAATGAGCCGACTGCAAATCCTGTTGATGCTGGCATGTTGATGGTAGGGAATACGGACGCATCCATGCCATCGGGGCCACCTGTAATGAACTTTTCCCAGTCCTCCCATACGAGACGGTGTGGCACAAACCAATGGTGCACACGCACGTTAACAGGGTGCATAACAGGAGATAGCAGAGGCGATGCTCTGACCAATGCGTTAGTTGCTTGCTGGATGCTGTCACCGGGTAGAACCTCCGTGATACCGCAGGGGACCAATTCCCCCATGTCACAAGAGAATAGCTTATAGTTACTAAGAGAGTGTTTATACCGTTTCACGTTTCGACCTCCGTCGTTCCTTGGCTTCTATTTGTATCCGTTTTCCGAGTGAAGCGTCTAGTATCTTCTTTTTAACCGACGTCTTATCCAACCATGCAGCTTCGCGCAAAACTTGCAGTTCGCTTTCTTGTGCCGCACATGCTTCCGCAGGTGCATTGGGCTCCCGCCCGATGAATGTACGGAGCTTACGTCGTAAATATCTGCCGAGTGGCCATTTAGTTGGCCCGTGTTGTAAGGCCAGAGGGACATCTATCATCCTTTCATCGAGTTTATGTTGCATTAATGTTGACGCTAATTCGTGCATCATTCCGAGCCCTATTCCGGGCCTCAAGCTCATTCGTGCGAATTCTGGCGCCCGTCCAGCGGGAGTACCGTCTGTTCCGTATTTTTTGACGACGTATCCTGCGATGTAGGCCGCTGAGGCTGATTCGAGGGTTCCCAGGTGGATTTTTCCATAAGGCCACGCTGATGATATTCGAGAGCACGCTTCGCAGCATGTAGCCTTGTGTAACCGCGTAGTTCCGTAAAAACAGTTTTCGTATCCGAAGATAGCGAGATGGTAATGGGGCCTTCCGGTGTGAGAACCATATTCTCCGCAACCAAAATACCGAATTGGGTGAGGATATATCTTTCGTAGGCGCTTAACGAACAAGGAAAGTTCTCTAGGATAAACGTTATTGTCTCCAGGAAGACAATCATCCGAATAGGTGAGAGTGCAGAAGACGTTACTTTCATGTTGTGCCGCCTCTAGCATGATGCGGTGGGTCCATACCCGCCGACGGTTGATACGGCAAGGGAGGCACTGGCCGCAGCCATAAGCACCTCCCTTGACGATAAAGGGTCGTTCGCAATTCATTTAGAAGCGATGCCCTATCCGTATAGGCCGTGTTCCTCCCCGACGGCGGCGGGTGATCCTACGGCGCGATGAGCGACGACGACGGCGCATGAGTTATCTCCTTAGTTTGTTGGTTACGTTGCTTTCATAGGCGCGACCCGAGTTCAAAAGCAGGTCGCGATAGTAGTTGATAGCATGCATGACGAATAGTCCAGGGTTTTCGTCCCCATAGACGTCTTCCCATGACTGCGCGTCTGACGTTCCTGGGTTGCGCTCCCATTTGCGCCCCCAGAGAGCTAGGTCAGGGGTCGTTTGCTGGGGTGGCGTGGGCTTATGTCCCGGTAGGACACTAGACACCACGCCGCTGTCCCCTTGACCGTCCATAAGCTGGATGTCTCCGAAGCTAGGCAGTGCAGGGTGCGCTCCGGTCTGATTAGCGAGAGCAATGGCGGAGGCAAGTTGAGTGCGCTTAAGCTCATTATCAAGCTGAAGGCCTTCAATCTGTGTTTTGGTTGCTTGTAGAGCCAGCGCAGATGCGGGCGTAGATCGTGTTGCGTCAATAGCACGGCCGATGTTCTGACCGGCCTCTCCGATGAAGCCGTAATCTGTTCCTTGCGCTGTTCCTCCAATTGCAGTGGGACTAAAGCTTGTAGTATTTGCGCCCAAGGCGAAGAGAGGGTGTATGCCGGCTTTTTCTGCATCTGATACCTTCCATTGTATGCCGGATTGCGCGAATTCTTTCTGTAGTGCGATATTTTGTGCGTTCTGTTCTCGCGCGAAATCCAGATTGGCCTGATTGGCCTTCTTTTGCGAGTTGCTTGAAAGCAAGCCGCCTGCGATGCCGGCGCCTGCTGCTATTAGAGCGGGAAGCATTGTTCCGTCTCCGGTTCAGCAATGATAGTTACTTTTAGCCGTACGGGTTCGCTTCGATCTTGCGCCCTTACCAGTGCGTCGAAGCGCATGCAGAACTTCTCGCCTTGTCTTTCGCCTGAGGCATATTCCAACCTTGTCAGGTCTAACGAGCTCCCACGGCGACTGGTGCAGGCTTCGTAAGCGATTGTGATTAAATCTCGCAGGTGATCCGTTAATCGTCGAAGCTGTGGTGACTGTTGCAGGGTGGAAGCGCCTTGCGTTGGGGACTTGAGTAGGCTTCCGGGTGGGTATGTACGCATGGGGTTGTTGCTCCAATAACTTGAGTACGGTGAGGGTGGGCAGCACCTGGGGGTAGCGGGTAGTAGAGATAGGACCGCGCTGCCCAGGGTCTGTACGGGAGTTAGACTTGGAGCGTTTGGCCATCCTGTTGGGTGTCCTGCTAGGTGGTGGTTGGTGTCACCTAGCGTAGTACGTAACAAGAGAGGTACTACGCTGGGGACTGTTTTTGTGGTTGACGGCCTTCGGCCTATCCCTTCGGGATACTCGCTAATGCTCGTGTAGTGAAGTGGGGGTCTCACCAAGAGGCCTCCCGTCACCGACCCCCCGTTTTGTGAGGGGTCGGCTCCGGGAGGCCTAAGGAGACGTTACTCACTTTTCAGTGAGTTGTCCGCAGGCTGAGCAGGTGGAGAGGTTACGGCCTGCGTTTTCTTTATGCTTTTTTCGTGAGCTTCGATTGCAAGCTCCGTCTGGCGCTTGCGTATGGCTGCCTGGATTTCGGCAGCCTTTTTCTTGAGCTTTCCGAGTGTCGGCATGTGATCGTTCTCATACTGAGACATGGGTTCGAAGTCGTCGCCGACTTCGAAATCGTCGGCTTCCTCTTCACTCTCTGCCACGTCGGCTAGATTGTCTCGAAGAATTTTCAGGTGCGCGATGCGCACCTGTTGAGCGATTTGCTCGGAGAGTGACAGCGTTCGCTTGTAACCAAGCGGCGGCTGCATTGGCGTTGGGTCGAGGATTTCCTCGCCGGCCTCATTGTGCCGATCTTTCGATAGCTTAGCCATGGTGTCCTCAGAATGTGGATGAATGTCTGTCCTCAGAAGATGAATGAATGTCCTTGCTGGCAGACCAGGCGACGTGCCTGGATTGAGTGCTTCGCCATGATGTAGAAGACGTCCTTACTCGGAACTGCGAACGTTCGCTCTGTTGGAATACATTCCACAAACGATTGGTTCAGCGCGACGTCGGCAGCGAAGATCCGTGCCATGTGCCAATAGTTCAGATCCGTTGTGCGGAACTCGCCTCCAATCGTGCTTTCCTGCCGTCGATACTCGTCGTAGCGGTCCTGATACCCGAAGACGTCATCTGGCCCCAGGGGGGTGCCGTCTGCGGCCGCATAGACCTCTTTAACCAGGACTTCTTGCTGGCCAATGTGTTCTAGCTCTTTTTGCCAGAAGTCTTCTTTTGTTCGACGGTTCCAGTGTCGGGGCATGCCGTTTCCGTAGATGGTTTTTGGTCGGATAGACATGAGGGTGATGATATAACCGTGTTCCTCAAAGAAGCGCCGAAAACGGTTACTGCGCATGCTAGATATTCCATGCCCGCGGAGCGTTCCGACGGGGTTCGTGCCGTCTGCAGCTGTTTGCAGAACTTCAGAAAGCTGGAGAGCGTTTTGACCGCCTCCGAGATATTCGGGTCTCTGGAGGCGTGCGTCGGAGGATTTAACCCCGAGGTATTGAAGATATTCTGTGTACCGTGATCCATAGCGAGCTCGAGCTTCCTCATAGCGTTGAAGTGCTAGCGCCTCACGCAGTACATTGACCGTGACTGCTGAAGCGTCGGTTAGGTCTGCGTAGATTTGCGGGCGATTATTGACGCCTGCGTTTCCTGTTGTCGTGGCTTTGATAAAAACTTCGTCGTCAGGGGTGTACCAATTATTCGAGTACGTTGTCGTGCTTCCTCCGGCAGCGCCACTTTCTACGACAGTTTCGTCGTCCGTGTTAACCGCCATACCATTTCCAATGCCTATTCCTTTGACCCACGCCTGGGTTCCCAATGGGACCGTAATTGCCGGTCCTTTCTGTTCCCATGGCCGAGAGCTCGTGAAATAGTCTTTTTCCCAGGCACAGACCTGTAGATTTAGATTTGTCGTGGTGTCCGTCCCGGACGTTAGATCGATGGTTAGGGGCGTGATCAAAT